CTGCTGTGTACGGTATGTTATAAATTTCGCAGTAATGGCGAATTTTCTTTTCTTCCTCTCGGAAAACTTCTGGACCATGATGAAAAAACTCCATCATCGCCTGCTCAACATTTATAGCAAGTTGATCTGCAGGGAGACGAAGATTACTCTTCTTAATCCACAGAAGCATTCCGTGTATGCTCTCTCTATCGAGAGGAGCGGTATATATAGTTCCTCTGGGCCTGAACTTTCGGCATAAAAATTCCAAATCATCAAAATCAATAAATTCAGATTGTATCTCACCTTTTTGAGCGGTGGTATACGTCATGCCAAAACAAGCCCAGATAAACTCTCCTAAGGTCTTCATATTAATAAATTCCTTGAGATCGTCACAAACTGACCAAAGATTATCATCGCCATAAAAGGCACAAACCAAATCAATCAGTCGTGATCGTTCTCCCAAGTTATTTTCTTGACAAACCCACCAATGAAAACAGTTAAAAATAGAACTGTTTACAAATGAGTTTAGAAAACCTGTAAGCCATCCTCCTGAACTGTTCATCCAGTCTGACCAGTAGCATTCACCATTAATAACAAAAATAGGTGCAATACTACTCATACAGACATTATACAGATACCAGTCATAGAGAGGGTCACCAGAGTTTATATACCACTTCATCGCGAGATAAAGAGCATATCCAAACTTTGCGATTATACCAGAATCGAATCCTGAATAATCACCTCCTCCAAAGTTTTTGTGTCGTTTCAGCTTCTCGGCTAAAATCCACCATTCAGGACCGTGCGGATTAATTCCAATACACACATCGGTATCCAAATGATTTTCTTTCATGTAAAAAACCACATCACCAACAACCATAATGGTCATTATTAGATGCGATAAACTACCAACACAAAAAATTCGGGTTTTTCCTTCATAAACACGCTTAAGATCACGTGTTTCATCCTTTAGGCAGGTCGAGACTACATTCTTGAGCTCAAAACCTGCCTTCATAGCAACGAATAATTCGTTGACTCGGTTTCGGAGGATAGGGTTTATCCACGCGGGTTCAGTATCAGTAGCTTTACGCCACAACTCATCCCGGGATTTAAAACCTTCGACTTTAAAATCGAACCCTATCGAGGCTTGCATGTCCAATTGCTGAATTGCTTCTTCAATTGTATACATGCGAAATTTTCGCTTAGTGCTAGGAAAAAATCCAGCGAAGGCTACTTCAGGTTGTTCTTCAAACAACTGTTGCATCCATCGGGGAAATAATCTTCGCGGAGCGGACACCATTTTAATCAGCCCTTGTTTAAGGGGTTGACGCAAAACAGGTGTACACTCTCCAGTGATTTCGTCTTCGACGTCTACTGTCATCGGCTTAAGCATAGCCGGAGCTACCGTTATCGGGTAGATTGGTTCTGTGGTTAGGTCTCCCTGAAAGACTGACGCCTCTATCTTTGTCTCAGTAGGCATGAAGTCTCCTTTGGGGAGAGATCCTAACGACACCAATCTGCCGTCAAAATTTTGCTTGCGTTCAGGGGTAGGATTCCGAACGCAAGATGGAATGTAAACTCCTTGGTTAACAATTTTATTGCCTCCTTGCATATAAGCAGTTTTTTGCGCCTCATCTTCTAAATAGATAGGTAAGAATACAGACTGTGAATTAGCAAGAGCACAGTGCAAACCAAGAATTTTAACTACACCGGATTCGGTAGTGGTAACATACGGTAAACCACAATCGCCACTCTTCGATTCCATTCCAGTGGTGACAAAATGCTCACCAAGGTGTAGATTAAAAGGTTTGTCATTGGGCAATTTCGCTTTCATGGTTTTATGTTCACCACGAGCTGCTCCTTTTCCAAGAGCATACCTATGCATGACCTTACCGTTAGTAGTAAGACGATGAATTCTTGCGATTTCATGTGTTCCTAAGATGGTGTCATAATTGTCCTTTGACATGAGATGGCGCTTTAAAGACGTCATACTGTTGAACCCGTTTCCGAGGTCAAACCATGCAAGATCGCGATTGGATGGGTCTATCTGAACGTTGATTTCAGACCGCTGTAAAGCGTGAACGACTTCTGATCCATTGCGAATTTCCATGTGGGTCCAGTTTTGACCCCATGTTGAGAAGAAATGCTTATTAATAAAGCATCTTTTTCCTGAGATTAATCCGTGGGCTTCTCTTCCCTTATCTTCATAATAAAACACGAACGATCGCATATTATTAGAGATATTGTTAATCTGTATATCAATGGAATCTTCCAATTTGCTTTGCATGCGAACTTTATCTTTCTTCGCCATGCGAGTGTAATGTCCTCTAGAAAAGGACTGAAGAGTGATGAATTCATCATCACCCTGCTTATTAAGCTTACACTTTAAATCAGCATCTAATAGATTCTTTGATTGCATTTTGGCTCGCTTAATAGACGAACGCGCGAGACTTTGAGAAGCACTGCTCTTCAAGCAGTAGCTAATGAGCATTGACACGCCGCACATAAGCAGTATGTAGCAGCACAATCCAGCCAAGATTGCGGCTATGAGATATCCGTTTTGATAGAAAAATCCTCCAATCGTTTGAAACATTCCAGTACCAGCTTCTTTTGTTCCTTTCCAGAAAGTCTGAAGCACTTGATATGTTTGAAAACAAATGAGAACAAGTGTATCATTGGGTATCTGCTCCTTAACAAAGGAGACTTCATCCTTAACGTATTGATTAAATTCTTCTTTAGTACAACCGTTAACGAATTCGAAAAGTTTTCCAGGGCGATTCTTCTTCGCCTTTCTACTGTAAACTTCTTCTTCAGATTCGTTGGCAATATACCTAAGTCTTGCGACTATGGCACACTGCTC